TTAGGTATGTACCTTAATAAGGAAGTAATATGGCAACTAACAGTGCGTTTCAATGGTACGACAAAGGCGTAAAGAACTTAAACTTTGCAGGTGTTCTTACTTCTACTTTAAAAGTAGCTTTAGTATACTCTACATATGTACCTGATAAAGTAAACGATGAGTTCTTTGATGTAGATGTGTCTCTTGATGAGTTAATTACCTTAAATGGCTACACTACTGGTGGCATAGAACTAATTACTAAAACAGTAACAATAGGTCTATCTCCTGGAGAATGGAGATTTGGTTCAGATCAACCTATATGGACTATAGCTGGAGGGGATGTAACTGCTAGATACTGGGTACTCTATGATGATACTCCTGTTTCTAATAAGCCTTTAGTAGGTTATGGTCTTTTAGATGATACCAATATAGATGTAACTACTTTAGATGGGTTTCTATTAACTATAGGTATTCCAGCAACAGGGTGGTTCTCTACTACTAAAACAGATGGATAAGTATGTCTAACAATCTAGTTAATATATCTGGAGGTATTCTAGGTCTAGTAGGCTCAAGTATTGTTGTACAAGCCAATACTACCCAACTTAACGGGGCTGTTTTATTTGGGGATGCTGGTAATCACATATCTGGGGAGATAGAGAATCCCAACCTATCTAAACACTTAGCAGAATATCTACCACCACCTAATCCTAGAATACTTGTAAACCCTAGGATGGCTCTACTCCAAGCTGTAAACTATTTAGCCCCTATTCCTGTTTTAGGAACAAGACTTCCTGTTCAGCTTAACTCAGCAGATATTCTATCCCCTTCTATAGCTAAAGGATACCTTTATGACTTCTACTTTAGAATACATATAGTACCTAATACTATTGAGTTAGGCAATGTATTAGATAATGTTCTTAAAGAAGTGGAAGTCTGGAACTCTCATTTTATTACTAAAACATTAGCTGCTGCTACTACTACAGATTTAGATGGGACTGTTATAGGTATGCCAGGAGGTATACCTAGAGATTTCCTTCCTTTAGCAAATACTTATATGTCTGTAACTGTTTCTGGAGAAGGTTTTCCTATCTTAGATGGGTATATTACCTTAGATTACACTTCAGAACAACCTATTTTAGAAGTTACAGGGACAAGAGTATACTTAATGGGGACAGATATTCCCTATAGAGATTTTGTAGAAGTAAGGGAATGGGTTACTAGTGTTATAAAAGCTAAAGCAGGAGAGCAAAGAGAGGTATTAAGAGAAATTCCAAGACTAACTACCTCTTCTAAGTACTTTTTCTCCACTTATGAGAAATATACTAAAGCTAAAGGCTATGCAAAAGTATCTGCACACTCTAAATTAGGAGTCCCTCTATGGACTGAAGGAGTTAATCTACAACAAGTGACTTCTGGGGATTTAGTTATAACTATGGATACGGCCTACTTAGATATTGAAGTAGGTACAAGTTTATTATTATGGACTAGGGAGAGTTCAGAAGCAGTTACTATAGCTAGTTTAACCTCTTCTGTAATTACTTTACAGAGGGCAGTTTCAGTTAGCAAGAAAAACCTTTGGCTATTCCCTATAGCTATAGGATATTCTAAAGGAGGTATGAAATTTAGTTTTAATTCTAAACTTGCTAAAGCTTCTTTATCTATAGTAGATGTACAACCCTATATTGACCCTTCTTGGACAGCATTGCAACATGATTCTTTACCTATCCTAACTACTCCCTCTTTACGAAAGGGGCTTAACTCTAAGTATACTAGAAAACAAGATACTCTAGATGCTAAATTAGGAGAAATAGTAAGAATAGATACTGAAGACTACACTAGAGAGTATAATACTATCTCTATGATAGCTAGAACAAGGCAAGAACTGTATGTTTTAAGAAGGCAGTTAGAATATCTACAAGGTAGATACCAACCTTTCTGGTTGCCCTCCTTTATAGGAGATATGGTTCTAGTCCCTCCTGTAGATTATATGTTGTTAAATTCTGGGGGAATTAATGTAATAAGTAATTCATGGGAAGCTTCTGCACCTACTACTGTTAGAGTAGTAGGTGATGTAGAAGAGTCATTTAATATTTCGTCAGTTATAGATAATGGAGACGGCACTACTTCAATAGGGTTTGATAGTCTTGCTACTGCTGATATACTTAATATTACAACAATACAATTTATGGTGAAAGTGCGACTAGACTCTGATACAATACAATTAAAACATTCTAAAGGAATAACAAGAGTAACTATTCCAGTTGTTGAGGTTATTGCATGAGTGAACAATATCTATTTCAAGAAGGTATTACAAAGTATGGTTATACTAATACCGTTTTAAGTAAAACTCTAAATGGGCAACTCTATAAACCTTCTACTGTAGAACGCTCTGCACTTAATATAACAGGCAACTATGCTAAGATGCCTATTACTTTAAAATTCCCTAGAACCAACTCCTTTATACTAAGTCTAGCTCAAAATTTACCAGAAAACCCTATAAGGATAACTATCTATAAAGATAGTGTACTTTATTGGGAAGGTACAGTTATTGCTGCAAGCATCACAGGTTCTAAAATAGAAGTAAGTTGTGACGCGATAATAACTTCTTTACAGCGTAATGCCCTTCATACTAAGTATACTTTAACATGTAGACATGTCTTATATTCTACAGACTGTAGTGTTAATAAGGCTTCTTTTTCTTCTTCTTATTCTGTAGGGGCTATAACTTCTGCTGTAGTAGATGTGTTTGGAATAACACAACCATCAGGGTTTTTCTCTAGCGGCATAGCTGAGATAAATGGAGAGTCTCGGGGTATAGTAAAACAAGAAGGAACTACATTAACTTTATCCAATGCTTTCGCTGGCAACCCTAGTGGTACTATTGTTTTATACCCAGGATGTAGACTTACTGAAGCGGCATGTACTGCCTTTAGTAATTTAGATAACTTTGGGGGCTTCTCTAGAGTCCCTGTTAAAAACCCTTTTGAATCAGCAGGATTATTATAATGTTATTAATATATTATGTTCTTTTAGTAGTCGTCTTAGCGGCTGTTCTTTTTCTCTTAGCCCCAACACCTAAAACCCCTCAGACTAAAGTAGCACAACTAGAAATCCCAGACTCAGAATTAGGAATAGCTATACCTGTACTATTTGGCACTAGACAAATAAAATCCCCTTTCTTAGCTTGGTACGGTAATGTACGAATTGTAATGGTAGAAATACCCACTTAATAATATAAAGTAGATAATAATGACTCTAGAAGAAGCTATTAAGAACGAGGATATTGTCATAACTGTTGGGGACGCAAGAAACTTCTTTAAAGGGTGTATTCCAGGATGGAGAAGTTTTGCAGAAGATAATGGTTTCGATTGGCCTACTGTAGTTAGAAGAGGGTTACTTGCTAGTGAACTTTACAATACAAATAACCCTATGGCTATCTCCTTAGTAGAGTATTGCTATGGAAAATAACTATACTTTTGTAGAATCCTATGGAGTATTGCTATGACTGGAGGATCACCTGAACCTGTAAAAGGTCCTACTTATTATGCAACTATACACTTTTGTCTAGGGCATGGCCCTATGGACAAGGTAACAGAGATTAGAGTTGACAATAAAGTAGCTTGGACAGGTAGTGTTTCAACAGGCTCTCTTACAATAGATGAAAAGAAGCTATTTGGGGGTTTGAAAAGGGAAGGTGGTATAAAAGGAGAGGTAGAGATACATCAGGGAGGTTCTGGACAAGCCCCTATTGGGTATCTTTCTAATATACTTGGAGCTATTCCTGCATATAGGGGAGTTGTCTCAGCAGTACTGAAAGATATGTACCTTGGACGTTACCACTATTTAAAACCTTGGCAATTTCTATGTACTAGAATACATACTACAGGTGCAGGGGCTACTCAATGGCAAGATAGTTTATCTGAACCTGTAACCGACCTTATAAATGGTGTACATGTAATAAGAGAATGTCTAACTGACATTTCTTGGGGAAGGGGGCTAAGTGCTGCTCATATAGATGAAGTTAGTTTCTTAGCAGCTGCACAAACCTGTTATGATGAAGGACTAGGTTTTGCTTTCTACTGGACTAGAGAAGCTTCTTTAGATGACTTTATACAAGAAGTTCTTAAACATATACAAGGTAGCCTCTATCAAGATAGGCAAGATGGAAAGTTCCACCTAAACATTACTAGACTAATTCCTGAAGTAGATATTCCATCATTACTTTTATTAGACGAAAGTAATGTAACTTCTGTTAAAAGATTCACTCGTAAATCTGTAGGAGATTTAACCAGTTCTCTTACTGTTTCTTATATAAATAACGGAACTCATAAAGAAGATACAGTTACAGTTACAGATAATGCTTTATTTGCAAAGCAAGGCGCACCTACTTCAGAAACCGTAGAGTATGAAGGAGTAGCTACACAAGCAGTAGCACAACTGCTTGCTTCTAGAGATCTGCAACAAAGAAGTGTTCCTCTATATACTTGTACCATTAACTGCAATAGAGATGCCGAAAACCTTAATGTAGGAGATGCTTTTAGACTTCTTTGGGAGGACTATTACCCTACAGAGATCATAATGCGTGTGTCTTCTATGAAATTAGGAACTCCTACTAAATTAAATGTATCTATAGAATGTGTGCAAGATATGTTTGCTGCACCAGACACTATTTATAGTGCTACTCCAGCATCTAATTGGGTAGACCCTCTAACTTATCCTGTAGATATTTCTGAGATACTTGTACAGGAAGTTCCTTATTACTCTATAGCTAAAAGTGAAGGAGATGCCTTTGCACAATCAATAGCTACTACAGAGTCGTATATTTCTTTAGCAGCAATTGCCCCTTCATCAGACTCTATAGATGCCACAGTAATGGCGGCAGGAACTAACTTAGTTTACGAAGAAACAGAAGGGACTTCTACACTATTCTTTTGTGGAACAGGCACTTTAGATACTTCTATAGATAAAGAAGATACTACCTTATCTATAACTAATATTGCTAATTTTGAATCTATAGTCAAAGAAGATGGCACACTCCCTAATAATTCTTATATTCAGATAGGTACAGAGATTCTTGCTTTACTTTCCATTTCTCAAACATCCATGACTGTGTATAGAGGTGTTTTAGATACTGTTCCAGAGTCGCATAGTGCTGGAGATAGGTTTTACGATATAAGTGGTTCTGCGTTTGCAGATACAACTACCTATTTAATTCCAGAGACTCGTAATTACAAAGTACTTACTTCAACAACTAAAGGCACTCTTCTACTTGTAGACGCATCTAATCATCAAATAATAACAGCAGGACGCTTACATAGACCTTATCCTCCTTTTAGTACTTATACAGGTAGTCGAAGTGTTACTTTAACTAAATGGGCTGCCGATGTAAATGGACAAGTTAGAGCAACATGGGTTACTGCTAACAGAGTACAACAGACAGCAAGTGTACTTAACTGGTATAGAGGTGGGGCAAGTTCTCCAGAAGTGGGACAAACTGCTTCTGCCACTTTAATACGAACAGATACACAAGCTGTACTAGATAGTTTTACAGGTAATACCCTAGCCGAACATTATTTTACTACTACATATGGTGGGGAAGTAAAACTATCTATTTGGACTGTAAGGGATGGGCTAAACTCCTTTCAAACAGTAACCCACACATTCACAATTATTAATACTGTATTTGACACAGGTGTATGGATAGATTCAGCACTATGGGTAGATACAGAACTATGGAGAGATTAGTATGGCATTAGTCAGCCAAGTTTCAAACGGGGCTACTGGATCAGTTGCAAGAGGTAGGTGGAATACAGCAATAGCTACTGTAGAAACTGATACAACTATAACTGGAGATGGTACTGTAGCAACCCCATTAAGTATACAAACAGAGTTAGATTTAGTCCCTAAGTTAGATGGGTCTGATCCTTTTACAGGTCTAAATGTATATTCTAATGATTTTGCTATAACAGCCGATTCTGGTTCTATACAAGGAGGATCTCCTTTAACTAAAGAACTTAATGTAATCACTACTTGCGTTACTATTGGAGATTCTGTAACACTTCCTACAGCTATTGCGGGTATAAGACTCACTATAGTTAATAATGGAGCAACTTCTTCTGATGTATTCCCTGCTTCTGGAGCGACTATCAACGGTGCTGGTGTTAATATAGCAGAACCTTTAACCAATGGTAGTTCTATAACTTATATAGCAACTTCTACAACTTCTTGGTTATCTGCTTAGTATAGCTATATCTAAGTATATTAGAGCATAAACTATGAAAATTACTAACTCTATCTTACTGGTTCTATTTTTATCCTCTTGCTCTACAGCAGCAATGATTTCTACAACTTCTTCTTATGTAGTTAGTAGCTATTGTAAAGTACCTAATAGCACAAGACTAGCTCTACGGGCTGTAATAGCTAAAGAAATTGCCCCAAATAAGATTATTATTGAATGTAATGGTTAGTAGATACTTCTGATATATTAAAGAGCATTGCCTAGATAGAGGCTTTACCTACTACAATATAGAAACAGGATTTCTATACTAAATTATGATACTATAGCAGATAGACTATTAAAATAGTCTACTAATACAACCAGTGTAAAAAACTATGGATTTTTTTAATAGTGAAGAAAAGCGTAGATTAGATACTATAGAAAGGCATCTTGAGAGGCAATTTGATAAAAATTCAGCATCTATAATTATAGAAGCGGAGTTATCTGGACAACTAAAGGAATTGGCTAAAGACTTTAAAACTTATGTTGATAAGGAAAGTATCATGGATGAATCAAAAGCAGAACAAGAGGAAAAAACATC